TTGGGAAATGATATTAATTGCGCTAACACCCTGATAATCTGTTCTTTGGCATCTTTGTGGCCGAAGATAGTCACGTCCATACGCGCTCTAATATTATTTAAAAAATTACAGATTTTCTCATTACCATCGGCAATTTTAATAGGGATTTCATAAAACTTATTAAAAGGAATATTATTCAAAGAAGATATCCACGAACTCAGCTTATAATATTCGGAAGAATTGCTATTCATCTTATTTAAACTTTCAATCTTCCATAAAATGCTCTTCTTTGTTCTAATATTTATATCAGATGTCAGTATCTTAAAACGCATAGGGACATCATAAGTAATCGTGGTTTTTTCAATAATATCTTCATTATCTATTAGCTTCGTTTTATCGGCATCAGACAGAACATCAAAATATTTTTTCTCAGCACTACTATATTTATTATAAAACCGATATGTTTTTTTATTAATAGGATGCTTACTCAGATTTAATACATTCTTATTCTTAGCCTTATTGTCATTCGCTGAATTCCCGGCATTCCCTGAATTCCTAGCATTCCTAGAATTCCCGGCATTTGTATTTAAAATAAGATATATCATTTGATTATTATTCTCTTCCTGATATTTATTAAAATAGTTATCAGGGTTATCAGGGTTATCGGGATTATCATTTATAATTTCATTCTGGCAATCCCTATTACATATCTTTTCACATCCTTTATCTATAATATATTCTTCGGTCTCCTCGGTCTCTTCAGTCTCCTCTGTCTCCTCTATTTCTTCTGTGTCTTCGCTGGTCTCTTCGGTCTCTTCTTTATATTCGCTGTCCTCTGTATCTTCTGTTTGGGATTCTGAATCAGATTCGCGAGATTTCTCTTCTTTTTTAGTGTCGTCTTTTTTCATAATTTTATAATATATATAGATTATTCATAAGTATTTTTTATATATACTGGTTCTCATATTCATTTCCCCAGTAGTAATTTGTGGATACAGTTCTTACCACTCTATTAGTGTATAGTACGAAATATGTGAATAAGCAGACAAATAGTATTACCATAATTAATATTAGTAAATCCAAATATTTATTATCAGTATATATATTTATCGTGTAAGAGCCTACCATTATTAATGCTAAAAATAGGACACAAACAATATAAATGTCGTAATTTTTATTTTCGTATTTTAGAACATCAACATTCATTTCAGAATCCGATTTTTTGCTATAAAGGACATCCTTCAAATATAATTTATCATTATATATATTTTTAGATATTGTAACGAGCTTTTCGTTATTACCTTTTAACGATTCGTTGACAATTGAAGGTGTCTCTAATATTATCATTAACATTAATTTTTCTGCTTTGTATTCTAAAAAGTTCTTTACATAATCTTTCTTTCGTTTCTGCATATTAGCATCTTTTTCTTCCACTATATTACCAGATAACTCTGCACCATTTGATATTTTGCAACTATTAGTTGGGCATAAATCGTATCCCACGTGTGTAGATCCAGAACCCTCTGCAAAACCTTCTTCTATATATAATGTATTCATTATATAATAGCTCATAAATAATATTATTATGACTGCAAGACACGCGAGTGTTATTGATTTAATTAGGGGCTTTTCAACGTTGGCTACATTAATTATTACCAATATAGATATTATAACAGCAACAATTATTAAATAGGATAGTACCTGGTTATATAATAGGTTATTGCGAGATTTATGTAATTCATACAAAGTCGTATTATTTTTAATTTTCGTTTTATACATATTTATATTTTCCTCAATGGTGTTGGTGTTTTTTACTATAGCATTATAATCCTTGTCAATATCCTTGCTTGTAATTTTAACTATATATACAGGGTGTTGAATTTGAGCTGATGATGAAGCATTATAGTTATTTAAATCATTATATAATTCTTGTGGAATAGTTTTATCTTGTTCAAGTTCAATATCTATACGATCACCTCCTGCAAAATCCTGTCGCGTATTAAATTTTATAACCTTAAACACAGAATTTACTATTTTAATTCTATAACTTTTATTAAAGTCATATGTTTTATTATTATAAAAAATATCTTTGAGAATTTTATAATCGGTGGGGGGAGCCGAATTTATAAAAGAACCATCTATTCTATCATGTACATTGCTATCGTAACTAGTTATAGTAAACTTTCCTTTTAGTACAAAACTACTAAATATTTGAAAATTTGTAATTCCTAAATTAGCGGTTGATTCTTTTACTTTGGTATTGCTAAGATTATCTAATTCTTCCAGTATTCGCTTATCATAATCTTTAAACATTACATCATTATCAGCAGTCCCCCCATTTGTTTTATATAAAATATATTTAAATCCGTCCCCTCCCATATAAGTATCAGCGGGTAATGCCTCTGAGGAGGTACAAGTAGAAGTTAATGAAAAAACAGCTTTTTTATCATTTTTTACAAAATCGTTTAGTGATTTTTTGGCACAACCTGAGCCTCCAGATGCCTCTGGTGTATTATTTAAAAAATTGTTTTCATAAGATATTGCGACGGCATTTAATCTATGTCTATTATTGTAAAATATATTTGCTGCTCTTATAGAAGCTAATAACAAGGATTTATAAGATAATATATATATGTGTAAATATTTTGATGTAGTTAAAAAACTAGCCTTATCAATATATTTAATCATTTTTATAAAATTATATATGTAATATATGTTTTGTTCATAAAACGACTTGGGTGTAGTAGCAGGCCCGGCTAAATTTTGAAAAGTACCTGTTATGCTAATATTAGTTGATGTCAAAGATTGTATTGGAACACCTGCTATATCGACAGGTATAGCAACTGTTGTACTTGTTTCATCTTCACCAATTTGTATTTGCGAAGGCCCACTTGGAAATGTATATGTTTTTGATGATAAATAAGTGAAATTTGCTACAGAATACCGCGTTAATGGGATAGGAGTGCTAATAGGTATTCCTTCTGTGGCAGTTGTTAATGATCTATCTCTTTTAATTGTAGTTTCTGATTTTTTTGCAGCCCCAGCTACACCGGGTAAAGTTAATGAACTACTTGTTATATTTATAGCACTGATATTCGCATCTGTTGTTGTTGCAATTACAGCACCAGTTGCAATTTTAGAATCAGGATCTACTGTTATACTCCCTGATATGGTTCCTCCCGTTATTTTATAAGTATTTGCTACAACTCCACCAGGTGTCGTCATAACACGCTCTATCATTGCGCCACTATGTATTGTTAAATTAGAAATTTTAGAGCCTTGTTTTATAGTTGCGCTGCTAATTGTAGCATTTGTTAAAGAAACGCCTGTCATAGTTCCTGTAGATTCTATATTGGGATTTTCCGATGTCCCTGATTGTGCAGCATATTTACTTGCTGTGTCTGCGTCGTTTGAATATTCTAAGTATCCAAAATAGTATACTGTTCCACTTTTAATATTTAATTTATTACTAGATGTAAATATAGGCCCTGCTAAACCTTTATAATCTGCTGTTATATCTATGGGCGCATTTGGAGAATTTGAAACCCACATTTTTATATCAGCATCTTTAAACATATTAGACAATTTGCCAATATATAAGTATATACCTTCGGGTGGTCTATCTGCTCCAGTCTCGCTCGATGAATGTTTTATATAGATACCTTTTGCATCATTATCACTGTGATCTCCCTTCAATTTTTTATCAACAATATATATTTTTGTTGAAGATGAAAAAGTTGCATCAAAATCTTTTGTATGGCTAGAATAACAGTTCATTAATGCCTCATTTATTTTAATAAATATTTCAATAGCATATTTTGAATATAATATATTTGTAATAGGATATTTATCTGGTAAAATATTTGCGCTAGAATCTGCATATTTAATAAAACATAAATGGTCTTTGTTGCTACCCGTTGTCTTTACTAAACCATTATTAGTGTATGCGCTGTATGAATCATTAATTATTGTCTGATGGAACGTAGGGTATAATGTATTAATTAATAACTTTTGTAAACTAATAGCGTTTCCATTTATTTCTGCTTCACCTAAAATGCCTGTTGTAGTTAATCTTAGAGCATTACCATAAGATGCGTCACTTTCTGTTGGAAATATATTATCGTGACAAGTTTTAAAAGTATTCCCCCCGCTACTTTCAGGTATCCTTCCTGCACTTATATTATCATATAAACCTTTCAAAGCTATACGCAAATTTTTATATTGATTTAAATCAGCACTTGTAATACTATTTGCCATTATTAATTTTTATATACTCTATTATTTTATAGATATAATATATTTATTTAAATATAACTTTATTTAAATACAAGATCTATAAGAAAATGATTCGCCGCTATTTTCATTATACCTATCTATTCTAACGATATCCCCGTGTTTCAATCCAATCCATTTTGCAATTGGGTCATTTTGCAGTATGACGTGCATATGCATTTTACTGCGAGCCAAATATTCTTTCATAAACTCTTTGACCTCTTCTTCGGTAAGTTTGGTATGTTTAGGAACATACTCGTGTTTTGTTGGATTAAACATCAATTGTTGGGAGCTAAAATATTGGAGATGACCGCCATTTTTTTGAAATATTTTATCGTATTTGTTAAGCTGAGATTTTACTGCAGTTGAGATAGATTCGTTATTAAATACGAGGATTATATTATTTTTACCGCCGTATTTATTGGTAAAATCCTTAATATTATCACCGTCCTTTAATTTCTCTTTGAGCTCGTTTATTATATTTTTTCGCAGATTTTTAGAGAGAGCGTACAATATAGTCGTGTTTAATGTTTGAACATTAATAACAAGCTTGTCGGATTCAAAATCTTCTTTGCTAAGGGACAATAGTATCTCGTTGAAAGACGATACATCATCTCCGCGATTTACAAGCATATCCTCAATATTCCTATTAATAATCTCAATATCCATTAATTTATAATATTTGTCTTATTATTATATAATAATAAAAAAGTCAATTTTTAATTTATTTTAATTTATTATTTGTTGCATCTATATCTTGGATATCTTGCATATCTTTCACAAGGCCTTCAATAACCTCTTGGGGTCTATATAGCTCTTTTTGCAGACGTTAGAAGTATTATGTAATTCAAATGAGGTAAGCTCCAAAGCCTTCTTAACAGGATTCTTTTCATTCCTATATTTATGTAAATATTTATTGAATAAATTATTAGCATTCCAAGTCCGCAAATCCTTAGTAGTTATATTAACCTTCAATTTACACATTAAATAATTATTAACATCATCTGCCGTTATGCGCCTATTGTTATATTTAAATATATATTCGGGACATTCGGGACATTCGGGAGATGCTAGAATATCAAGTTTCGCCGAGAGATAAGCGTATATGTATTTATTTTTACAGATGGCCTGATTGCGTACGCCCTTTTTACCTATAAAATCAAAAGAAACTGTGTTATCATTTAATAGCTTGATATGCGAATAATTTAATGTAGTTATTCCGTAAGATTTATTCTGTTTCTCGTATTTTATATTACCTATTCTGAATCCACACGATAATATTAATGTTATTATAATTGCTATAATTTTATTTTTTTCGTCAGACGATTTTAAATCTTTAGCAACCTGTTTTTTAATTTTAATAAAATGCTTATCAAATCTCTGTATCTTATCGTATTTTTGCTCGTTCTGCTTTTCAATATGCTTGGAATTATATATTACCTGCTTTCTACCCTTGCTATCGTATCCATACGCTAATATTTTCTTATTATTTAATATTACTACATTATCATACGATGGAGGTATTTTGAACTTTTTAATTTTGTTTATAGTATCCTCATCTGTTATCTCTCTCCCTAAATCAGCTGTTCCCTCCTTACCTGTATTGTCAGGCTTGACGGGCATATATTTATAATATTTAAATCCTGTAATATAGGTTCCAACCCTTTTTATTTTCATATGTTTATTTATTGTAAATAAATTATAATTATGATGTTGAAAAATGATATAAACATATAATTATATATGTATTCATAAACTGAATATATAATGGCAACGAAAAAAGCGACTCCTGTACCTCCTCAAGCCCTTACACAAGCTCCTCAACCTACTGTTGATTCAAAAGCTCCTAAAAAGCTGCCGGTAGTTGCTAAATTGCCCGCAACTAAAACTGTGGCTACGGCATCTACTTCTCCCGCGGCTCCTGCGGCTACTGTTACACCCGTGTCTCTTACTCCTGCGAAGACAGATGATTCTGTTGTCCCGAGTGATGCTTCGGGAGCCGAAGTTGCCCCCGTAAAGGATAATGCCGTTTCAGTAATTATCGAGAAGGTGAATAATCTGTTTGCAAGCTTTAAAGAAGTTCAAAATCTCCTTAAGGTACTAAGCAAGGATTATGAGAAACAGCAAAAAATCATTGAGAAGGCTCAGAAAAAGCGCCAGAATGCTAAAAACTCTCCTTCCGGTTTTGCCAAGCCCAACAAAATCTCTGATGAGCTTTGTGATTTCATCGGTGTTCCCCACGGAACTGAGAAATCTCGCACTGATATTACCCGCTTCATCAACTCTTATGTAAAGGAGCACAATCTAAACAAGCCTGAGAACAAGCGCTTTATTATCCCCGATGACAAGCTTAAAAAAATCCTAAATGTCGGCGATAAGGAGGATATCAACTATTTCATCCTGCAAAAGCTTATCTCCCATCATTTCCCTCCTTCCGCAAGCAAACTCGCCGCATCTGTCTAAAGCCAAATGAGATAATACTATTCTACATTATTTTTTTTACGATATTTATAATATTTTTATAAAAATTGATATAAATGTTTAGCAACATATAATAACAACCCCTAAATTTACACTATGGAAATCCCTATTCAAGTTGCTGATATTGCGGTAGTCCATGATGATGATGATGATAATGACGACTATGATGATGATGGTAATCGTTATGATAGCAATCCTATTACTAAAACGACCAACGGAGGAAATGCTTTTAAAAGTACAGGAAGCGCTATTGTAGATTATTTTATGCTATTTATGAGAGATTTGAGTATCTGTGATAGCTACGACCATCTTGAAAAATGCTGGAAGGAAGACCCAAAAAAAACTGTCGCAATTATCTTCAACGGTCGCGATAGATTGAATGGAAAAAAAGAGAAAAAGGTAGCTAACGATGCGATGCTTTGGCTGCGCAAAAATAAGTTTGAAACCTATATGTGCAATATCAAGCTATATGTTGAGAAATATGGTCGCTGGAAGGACATGCAATATATCAGCTATAATTTGAAAAACATTGACCACAAGATTGAAATGAATATTATTGCACAGAAATTGATTGACGATAAGATTAACTTGGATAATAATAAACCGGTATCTCTATGTGCTAAGTGGGCACCCAGTGAGAATGATAGGAATGATAAGAGACGACAATTTGCAAAGAAAGTTGCTTCAATTATCTATGGGTGCAAAGATACTTATAAGATGTCAAAATATAGGAAGCAATATCTTGTTCCTCTGAGAAAGCAAATAGATATCGTGGAATCTAAGATGTGTGATAATAAATGGGAGTTAATTAAGTATGAAAATATCCCAGGCGTTGCTTCTAATAAATTGAAAAAGGCATTTATTAAACACGATGAAGAAAGATATAAAAAATATTTGGGAGATGTTGCCGCGAATGTTAAGAAAATTAATGTTACGGGAATTCTTCCACACGAATTGGTAGGTGTATATATTAAAGATATGGAAAAATATAGTAAAGATGAGATGTGTCAGACTACAGAGATGCAATGGAAAGCAATTGTTGAGAATGTTAGGAAATCTGGCAATTTTGATAACGCGATTTCTATTGTTGATGTATCCGGTTCTATGTTTAACGCTAATAATGGAAGTATTCCTGCACAAGTAGCAATTGCTCTTGGTATTATCACTGCTCTTTGCTGTAAGGGAGATTTTGCTAACAAGATTATTACATTTAGCGAAAATCCTCAACTTGTAGATTTGATTACCGCGAACACATCCGAAAAGCCAAAAATTGAAAATGGCGGCGCAGGCGAAGCAGACTCTTCGTGTGTATCCAATAATATTCCTTCGCTTCATGAATGTATTAAGAATATTACAGGAGTTAATTTCGGATTTAGTACAGATTTTCTAAAATGTAATCAGGAAATTATTAACTATGCCATTAAATACAATGTTCCTCAAGATAAAATGCCTAAAAAACTATTTGTATTTACTGACATGCAGTTTAATAGTGCTATTTCGCAGAGTCTTGAAAGTTATGGAAGTTTTGGAAGTTTTGAAGAGTATAGAAACAGTAGAAATAATACAAATGCTCTTGATACTGTATATAAAAGCATTGTTAAACTCTATGAAGCTAATAATTACAAGGCTCCCAAGTTTATATTCTGGAATCTCAATTCAGATAGCAAGGAGGTTTTCCCGGTTAATTGTGATACAGAAGGTACTGCTATTGTATCAGGGTTCTCCGAACAACTCCTCAAAATCTTTATGAATTATGACGAATTCAAACCAGAGTTTATCGTCAACGAGATTCTCGCGCCATATCTTGAAGATATCATTATTAACGACGATTAACGACGATTATATTAGATATAGGTTTAAGAGTTTTATGATATATATATATTATTTATTTTTTCATTGTATTATATGAATATTATGAAAGATGCAAAATACATTACCAATAAATGTTATATTGTAAATATTGTGAGATTTTTAGAGTGAAAATGACATCATTATATGTATCAAATATTTTATATAATATAATATTATCTGTAAAAAATAATTATAAATTGAAAAATGAAAAGATTGTATTATGGATATCACAGCGATGTCTTCGGATATCATATTTAATTGGAATAAGCAAGGCCGCCCATACCGGACAATATTCTGAGAACATTATAATTGACCGCGAAGATGTGGATAGTACCGGCAATTCTTGATGATAGAGATAGGACAGCGGTATCAATACGGGACATATTGAGGGTGCCACTTGGTTGATGTTCTTCGGGTTTTAGGGCGAACGAATAAACGTTGATGCCCTTGTGGTACATATCAGGGGTATTCTCGTGGTGTTGATAGGGTTGGACTAACGAGAAATATTCGCCTTGTCTGGTGGCGAAGCGATCATTGCCGTTAAGCATTATTTTTGCCTGCATTACAGGGTTTTTAGACATGACATAGTTATTGAAAGTGTTTGTTCCGGTAGTAATATCAGCATTTGCAGTTGAAAAGTTATTCCAATATACTTTGTTTGCATCAGTTGAACTTCTGATAGCCCATACAAGTTCTTTGCAGGGATGATTGAAGTTCATACGTAAGCTCTTCATAGCATCGGGATTTGAACCAGAAGAAGTTATAGTGTCGGTGCCTGTGAATTGTAGCTGTTCTATTAAATATTCGTGAGATAATTGAGCGAATCTTCTGCGTTCATCGGTATCTAAGAATATGTAATCAACCCATAAAGTGGGATCGTCAAGAGTAATGGCTGTAGAAAAACCGCTGTTTGTGACACCTGTGACTGCTATATCATTCTCTATACAATAATTTGTAGCACTGATATCGCAAAGATTTGTGCCAGATTCATATTCTATGTTAATTTTAACTTCGTGATATTGAAGGGCGATTAAAGGAAGTGCCAAGCCTACATTACGGCAGAACCAGAACTCTAAGGGAACATATAATTCATATGATTTAGCCCCCGACAATTTAGTACAGCAGTTCTCTACGTTGGCACCAATCATTTTATAGTAGCCTTCGCGCTTGCCATAAGGTAGTGAAAGTTCATTCCATATGTAAAGCCATTCCGAATAATGTTTATCTATGCGTTGTCCGCCAATTTCTAATTCTACGGTTTTCAATAACCTTTGGCCAACGTTTGGAACTAAAGCAATATTGTCTGAAGTGCTAGTATTTCTTAATTTTCCGTAGAAATACACTCTGTGTATTAAATCACCGTTGCGAGTAATTTGATAGGTGGCGCGAGAGCCTAGTGAATTACTTCCCGAAGCGGTTTGTTGGATAGCTTCAATAGCGAAGTTAGTATGACGACGATAAACTACTTTGAAAAAGGTAATTTGAGGATTACCGGTTAAATAAACATCCTGAGCACCATAAGCTACTAATTGAAGAAGACCACCACCCATTTACGCTATATTCTTTATACTATTAGAGGAGAAAAAAAAAAGAAACTTTATAGCAATTTAACAACATATATAAATAAATATATAATATAATTTAATTGGAATAAGCAAGGCCGCCCATACCAGACAATATACGAAGTACATTATAATTTACAGCATAAACGTGAAGATTCTTTGAATAAGTATTAGTCGTTGCGTAGCTACCAGTTTGGTCAATCTCTAAATTGAGAACAGCGGTATCAATACGAGACATATTGAGAGTGCCACTGGGCTGGTGCTCTTCCGGTTTTAGGGCAAATGAATACACGTTGATGCCGGGGTTGGAGGGGATATTTTCGTGATGTTGGTAGGGTTGTATTAAATTGAAATATGAACCGGGTCTTGCAGAAAAGCGATCATTGCCGTTTAATACAAGTTTGGCAGATTTTATAGGATTAGCTGAAGTAATTGCGCTTGTAGGAGTATATAATACCGAAGAAGCTTGACCGTAGGTATTAACTGCACTTGAATAATTAACCCAGTTATTATTAATTACGTGCTTATCGGCAACAGTAGAGGTGTGATCGGAAGAGCAGAACCAGACTAACTCTTTGCAAGGGTGATTGAAAGATAATTTAGGTTTAATGGCTGCAGCAGCAGATACACTTTCAGTACCGGTGAATTGTAGCTGTTCTATTAAATATTCGTGGGATAATTGAGCGAATCTTCGGCGTTCATCGGTATCTAAGAAGATGTAATCAACCCATAATGAAACAGACGATAGGGGGTTGACATCAGTAGAGGCACCTCTGCAATTCTCTTTCGTTTCAAAGAGGATGTTAATTTTAACTTCGTGGTATTGTAGAGCGATTAAAGGAAGTGCTAAACCTACGTTGCGGCAGAACCAGAATTCTAAGGGGATATATAGATTAGCACCAGCAGTAGAAGTTCCTATTGTCGTGAGCATATCATTAGCACCTACCATCTTTTTATAGGCATCTTTCTTTGATATGGGAAGCGAGAGTTCATTCCATACATACATCCAGTGAGAATAATGCTTGTCTATCTTTTGACCACCGATTTCAATTTCTACATAGTTTATTAAACGGAGACCGAAATAAGGACATACGCTAGCATTAGTGCCCGAATAATAATTAACAACAGATAAATACATACGGTGTATTAAATCGCCATTACGAGATATTTGGCAGGTTACACGATTGCCAAAGTTGGGAGTTCCGTTAAAAGTTTGTTGGATAGCTTCAATAGCAAAGTTAGTATGACGACGATAAACTACTTTGAAAAAGGTAATTTGCGGATTACCGGTTAAATAAACATCCTGAGCACCATAAGCTACTAATTGAAGAAGACCACCACCCATTTACGCTATATTCTTTATACTATTAGAGGAGAAAAAAAAAAGGAAATTATATAACACGACTCTTTTATAATTTTTATTATAGTTGATATCTTTATTATATTTTTAATTGGAATAAGCAAGGCCGCCCATACCTGATAATATACGAAGGACGTTGTAATTGACCGCGTATATATTGATGCCTTGGTATGATTGATTAGTTGGAGCTGATTTAGCAGTAACCATCAAAGTTGCTGTGTCAATACGAGACATATTGAGGGTGCCGCTAGGTTGGTGCTCTTCGGGTTTTAGGGCAAATGAATACACATTTATAGAATTGTGTACGGGAACG